ACATCCCATTCTAAAAGAAAATTTGGAGAGGCTAGAGAAGACGGCTACAGGTTTGTAAGCATTAGATCTAATAGATTAAAAAAAGATGGTACGTATGCTGAGGATTGGAGAAGCCCGGAGGCTTTTGAAAAACATATGCAAAATGGTAAAAAACAGAAAAAAAGAATTTATGATCTTATTAGTAGATTAATGAATGAGGAAAAAATGAAGCACGGATGTGCCCATTGTGGTTACAAAGGAAAGCCAGAGGCCTTAGACCATCATCATGTAAACCCTTCGGATAAAACTATTTCCGTGGCGTCCCACTGGAGAACGAGCTACAAACAATTTGAGAAGATGAAAAATGAATGGAAAAAGTGCATTGTGTTATGCGCCAATTGCCATCGCATAGAAACAAAAAGGATTTTAAATGCCAACAAATAACATTATATATGGCCCTCCGGGGACTGGAAAAACGCACACGCTTCTTACCCTAGCGGAAGAGGAGATGGCAAGAGGGGTTCATCCGGACCGCATTGCGTTTGTAACTTTTACGAAGAAAGCGGCTAACGAGGCGAGGGACCGGGCAATGGAAAAATTTAATCTCGAGGAACAGCATCTTCCCTATTTCAGGACGTTGCATTCCCTAGCATTTCATGAACTGGGTCTAACCAAATCACAGGTTATGTCCAAGAAACATTACAAGGAATTTGCCAGTAAATTTGGTATGAATCTAGGATACATAAGTGAAGGACCTGTTGGATCAGGAATCATAACAGTTGACAATNAANNNATTNNCCAGTAAATTTGGTATGAATCTAGGATACATAAGTGAAGGACCTGTTGGATCAGGAATCATAACAGTTGACAATGAACTTTTAACGGCTGTTAATCAGGCTAGAATGCGATGCCTTAGCCTCCAGGAATATTATAATGAAAAAAATATGACACATCACTGGCCACAACTTAAGTGGACCCATGAGGCGTTTGAGAAATATAAAAAAGAAAGGCATCTGATTGATTTTACTGACATGATTGAAAATTATAATGAAGGAGGGATGGTTCCTCCTCTAGATGTTATTTTTGTGGACGAAGCACAGGATCTGTGCCGGTTGCAATTAAACATGATTGATAAGCTAAAGGAAAATGTTCAAAAAGTATATTATGGAGGGGATGATGACCAAGCCATTTACGGATTTGCGGGAGCTGATGCAAACCATTTCATTAACCTGAAAGGAAACAAAAGAGTGCTTAAGCAGTCTTTTCGCTGTCCAATCGACGTTCAAAATATATCACAGGAAATTATAGACCGCGTGGAATACCGACATCCAAAGGAATGGAAAGGAACAAATAAAAAAGGTTTGGTTCAGTATCATAGCGTCCCCGGAAGCGTGGACTTATCGAGAGAAGGAACGTGGCTTATACAAGGTCGAACACAGTATCTTCTTACGAGAATGGAAGATGATTTACGTTCCGAAGGCATCATATACCAGAGGAACGGAAAACTACCTGTGTCCAAAAAATTATTAAATGCCGTTGAATGCTGGGGAAAATTAACTGAAGGGGATGAAATAGAGTTGCAAGATGTCAAGGATATTTATTCCTACATGTCCACGCAGATTGGAATAGAGCATGGCTACAAGCAATTAAAAACAGCCACCCAGGAGAGATATGGCGTTGAGGAATTGGTAATGAAGCAAGGATTGATGGGAGAGGTGGCTGGACAGCCTTGGGATATAGCTTTCGATAAAGTAGGCAATGATGATAAAGATTTTATCCTTGCCATGCAAGCAAGAAACTATTCACTTACGGCTGAACCAAGAATACAGCTGAGCACTATCCATGCATCCAAGGGGGGAGAAGCCGATAATGTCATGCTTTTAACTGATCTTTCAAGAAAAGCTCGGTTGGCCATGCACAGAGATCCGGACAATGAATGCAGGGTGTTCTATGTAGGGGTAACCAGAGCAAAGGAGACACTACATATAGTGCAGCCTCAGGACTACGGAGGATTTCATATATGAGTGCCCATAAAAAACAGATAGGTGGGGATCATTACAAGAGAATGGCAATCCAGCCTAGCCATTACATTGTCAAGAATAAACTGGGATGGTACGAGGGAAACATTGTCAAGTATATCACCAGGCACAGTATCAAGGGAGGAAGACAGGATGTGGAAAAAGTTATCCACTATGCNGAGTTACTTCTTGAAGATCAATACACTCCTAAGAAGTCTCGGGGTGAGATTATGGGAGAAATAACCAGAAAACACATTAAAAAACTAGCAAAGGAGTCTAAATGACAAGCCTATTTCCACCAGCAGTAAATTCAGAATGGGTTGCGCCCACTACATTTCCGGACTTATCCATGCATGATCGCGTGGCGATTGATCTGGAGACATGTGATACGGAGTTGATAAAGGCAGGTCCAGGATGGCCTACCCAAAGGGGGTATGTGATTGGCATAGCCGTTTCAGCGAATGGGTTTGCAGGATATTATCCTATCCGGCACGAGAGTGGTAATATGGATGAAAAGAAAGTTATCAAGTATGTTAAGTCCATATGTGAAGACGGTTCAATTGAGAAAGTGTTTCACAACGCACAGTATGACATTGGATGGCTTACGACTCTGGGAATAGAGGTGAAGGGAAGAATTCATGACACGATGGTAGCGATGGCGCTGATTGACGAGAACAGATTNTCCTACACCTTGAANAGCATTGCAGGTGATTACCTAGGACAGTATAAAAACGAGATTAAGCTGAAGGAGGCTGCAGCGGCTTTTGGCGTGGATCCCAAAAGTGAGATGTATAAATTGCCCTCCCAGTTTGTGGGGGAATACGCGGAAGCGGACGCAAGACTTACGCTGAAACTTCACGAGAAACTGTCATGGGAAATTGCCAAGGATAATTTGGAAACCGTTTATGACATGGAGTGCAAACTGATTAATGTCATCCTGAGTATGACCAAACGTGGAGTGAGGGTGGATATTCCCCAATCGATGAGGCTTATAGAACAATTTAAGAACAAGGAAAAGAAACTGTTGAGAAGGGTGAGGGACCTTACTAATCTTAACGTGGAAATATGGTCAGCGGCTTCAATCGCGAAAGCCTTTGACTCCCTTAACTTGCCGTACGAGAGAACGGAAAAAACAAGTGCGCCTTCCTTTACCAAACTGTTCCTCACGGACCATCCGCATGAACTGCCGCGTTTGATTACGCAGGCAAGGGAACTTAATAAATTACAGGGAACATTCCTTCATGGTGTGTTAAAATACCAGAAAAATGGAAGAATACATGCGCACATTAACCAAATACGTTCTGACAGTGGTGGGGCTATTAGTGGTCGTTTCAGTTACAATCACCCCAATTTACAGCAGGTCCCAAGCAGAGGACAATTCGCTAACAGCATTAGGAAACTTTTCATTCCGGAGATGGGAGAATACTGGCTCAAGGCGGACTACTCGCAGCAGGAGCCCAGGCTTTTAACTCATTTTGCCAGACTGGCGAAGCAGGAAGGATCGGAAGAAGTACAGGAAGCCTACCGAAAAGAGGACCTGGATTTTCACCAGCAAACCGCTGACATGGCAGGCATAGGAAGAAAACTAGCCAAAACCATAGGACTTGGAGTCATTTATGGAATGGGATACAACAAGCTGGCCCGAGAGCTGGACATGGATCCGCAGGAGGCAAAGAAAATGATGAATTCCTTTCACGACAGAGTTCCTTTCATGAAAGGAATGCTGGAATTTGTCATGAACAGGGCAAATGAAAGAGGGACAATTAGAACGTTGCTTGGAAGAAAATGCCGCTTTGATTTGTGGGAGCCGGTTACGTGGGGAGTTCACAAGGCTCTTCCCTTTAACCAGGCCAAGACAGAACACGGAATGGCCATCAAGAGAGCGTATACGTACAAGGCTCTGAATCGATTGGTTCAGGGTTCAGCTGCGGACCAAACCAAGAAGGCCATGGTCGACATTTATGAGCAGCTGGGAGTCGTTCCGCTTATTCAGGTGCATGACGAATTGGATTGCTCCGTAAAGAATGAAAAAGAGGTAAAGGACATAAAGGAGATTATGGAAAATTGCGTGGAACTTCACGTTCCCTCCAAGGTCGATACTGACATGGGTGAAAGCTGGGGTGGATGATGAATTGGCTTTGTAGTACAATGCTTATATGCTTTTGTTTTAATCCAAGCATGACTTATATTAATAATGAGGAATTCATTACGAATGTTGAAGAGTGCGTATTGCACTTGAATTCCATGGAAGATGAGGAAAATAGGATTCCAGTTGATTTAGTTGTGGCGCAGGCAATTCATGAGTCCGAATGGGGACGTTCACGGTTTGCAACAATTGGTAACAATTTGTTAGGGATTCGCACATTTGATCCAGCAGATAACCAAATGAAGCCCATTAATATACCTAATTCGAGCTGGGGGCTTAGGATCTTTGAAACCAAGTGTGAATCCATATCCTACTATATGGATTTACTGAACAATAGCCACCATTATAATGAATTCAGGGAGGAGAGATTAATGCAATATATCAGTGACATAGTGGACGTGGAAAAGTTGGCCATGACACTTGCAATTTACGCTGAAGACATATATTATACAAAAAAAATAATCCAGACATTGAGAGACTTGAATGACAACTAAAAGTGAGCAAAAACCCGGGTACCGAGACCAAGGAAAGAAACGAACGGATGGAGTGAAGCATGGATTTGCAATCAACCCGGAACAAATGGAATATGAAAGGCGAAAGCTTTTGGAGGAAATGTCTACAAGGCTTAAGCCTAACCGCAAGCAGCTTAACACGATGGCCGCTGTGGCGGCGACTAAGGAACCTGAGTATTTTGACGAGGAAGGAAAGAAAAAAGAACCAACTCTCCGCATACTATCGCTCGGGGCAGGGGTTCAGTCATCCTGTCTCGCACTCATGGCGCAGGAAGGACTGACAAAACACAAGCCGGACTACATGATTTTTGCCGATACGGGGTGGGAACCGTCGTTCGTTTACGAACACGTTGAATACCTCAAGAAGGCAATAACGATCTGCCCTCTCATTACAGTTGAGCGAAGCAATATCCGTGAGGATCTCATTCGCGCAGCCAATCCTATACCAGGAGGTAATGAGGAGTGGAAATCTTTCGCTGGACGCGTGCCAAACCCACCACTGTTTGCTGCACGTCCTGGCGGAAAGGTTGGAATGCTTTACCGACAATGCACACATGACTACAAGGTCATACCCATACAGAAAAAGATGCGGGAAATACTTGGCATAAAACCGCGCCACCGCGTGAAGAAAGGAACAATTGTGGAACAGTGGATTGGCATCTCAACGGACGAGGCGATGCGAATGAAGAAGGCCAGAATGTACTGGCTGGAATCACGCTGGCCACTCATAGAAATGAAAATGTCAAGAGCGGATTGCCTTCAGTGGTACCGTGACATGAAGAAGCATCCAATGCCGGGGAAATCATCCTGCATAGGATGCCCTTACCACCACAATGACCAATGGAAGAACATGCAAAAGAACTATCCCGTGGACTTTGAGGATGCGTGCGAGGTTGATGACAAGATAAGACATGGACTTAAGAATACAACAGCTGAATTGTTTTTGCACAAGAAGGCTGTGCCACTGAGGAGCATAGACTTTCAGGAGAAACCAAAACAAAAAGACCTTTTCGGAGAGACATTTGATCCGGAATTCGCCGATGAATGCGAAGGCCTTTGTGGGGTTTAAGAAAGGAGAGGACTATGATGAAGCGACGGTTAGACCAGGCCCGAAAGGCGGGACGGCGCCTGAATTCAGATGTTTCAACTGTGATAAATGGATTGACGGCAATGAATGGAGATATTCGCTCTCTAAAGCGTGGTATCCTTCTCTTAAATATAAAATTAACTTTCTGTGCGGTCCGAATTGCTCTTTGGAGATTTCTGAGAAGTATAAAGATAAGTATGTAGGACCATGAGTAAAGCGGACTTAAAGAGAAAGAGACACAAGGGCAGACGCAAGGTAGGCTCCAACAAAAGAAGAAACCGAAGGCGCATTCGTTTAGGTTTAAAGATAAGGAGAAAATAATGCAGGAAACAGATAAAATAGTGGTATCAAAGATTCCAATCCAGGACACACGCTTGTTCACCAAGAACTATGGAAATTCACAGAACCTCAACAAGCTTCTCATGAATGAAATTACCAAGATAAGGGAAAAAGATCCCAAAGGATTGCCAGCCACCAATCAAGGATGCTGGAGAAGCATGCATAAGTACAAATGTGAAGTGGAGCTGTTCAAGCCCATCAGCATGATTCTTGCAAGCTGGACAGACCACTACTTTCCCAACATTCCATTGTCCGCTGACATAACCTACTGGACAAATGTAAATGAGCCAGGATCCGCCAACATATTTCATACACACTACATGGCCAACGCGGACCTCTCAGGAGTCTATTACGTGCAGGGGGGAGGGACCGGCGTGATCCGTTTCGCGACCCACGAACAGCTTTATAGGATGATTCCTCCACACATGCCACACGCCAACATGATTGGCCATGATCCTTACGACGGGGACATACTATTGTTTCCTTCCTACTTACTTCATGATGTTACCCCCAATGCCCATAAATCGCGACAGCGCATAAGCATTGCTTTTAACGCCACCATTAAAAAGAAAAACACGAAAGGAGAAAAACGTGGAAAAACACATTAGCATAGATACTCTCATCCCCTTTGGGCCCGTTATACTGAGGACAACCATTCCTCCGTATGTTGTGGATAACCTAAATAAACATTGCGATGAAATACTCGCCGACCCACAGAAATTAAAAAAATATGACTACTCGGCGCAGCTGGCAGGGAATGTCAAGAAGGAGTTCAGACTTAGTAGAAAATTCATTCAGGAGGAAGAAAATTTCTATAATATTTTAAGCAAACTGGCTCACCGCATGCTCGCCGTTGACCTACGGGGATCAGAAGAACAGATGAGTTTTGCTTATTTAAGGAATGCTCCTCCTGGAACTACAAATGTTGATAGAAAATATATTACAGGATGCCAGGTCCTGACAGTGTGGGGCGTAAGCCAATGGGCTGGGGATTTTAATCCACTGCACATTCACTCAGGCGATTTATCCGGCGTTCTTTACCTAAAGGTGCCGGAAGGTTTGGCGGAAGAATACAAGAACGAGGACCACCACCCGGCGGTTGGTGATATCCAGTTCATTGCGGGAACACCACAGGCATTCAACAGGAACAACCTGCAAATATCCCCTACGGTGGGAGAGATGTATGTCTTTCCTGCATGGCTTCATCACACAGCCTATCCGTTCAGGACTCAGAATCAGGAACGGCGTTCAATTTCATTCAATATCGTCTATGATATTGACATGGAAAAATTTAAAAAGGACAAAATGCTGGTGGACAAGGAATAATGGACGTTTGGGACCCAGGTGAAGAAATGACAGTATTCAGCCAAATAAAAAAGCTCATAGCGGGC